TCCGATCTGGTCGTGGCCGTGACCCGTCAGGGACGCGTCTATAAGATCGACGCTCATTCGGCAACATGCACTCAGATCGTTAGAGCTTCACGATAAGGGTAGTTAGAATAACGAAGAGGATAGCCAAGAATGCCTCTAGGGCTTCTCGTGGTATAGGAACAGCATGGAAACCGAGCATTGAAGTTGTGACCATCATAATGAAGATGGTTACGATCATATAGAACACTTGTCGTGCTCTATGGATGCTCTTTTGATTGAGTGCCTCGATTTCGTGTTGTGATTTAGAACGTTCATGCTTGATTGTTCTATCGACATTCTCAGCGAGTTCGACTCGTTTGATTTCAACGTCCTTGGCGATTGCCTGAGTCTTTTCCTCAACTTGTTGAGCTACTGCCTGAGTCTTTTCCTCGACCTGTTGAGCTACAGCCGCAGTCTTCTCTTCAATCTTCTGGGTAACGGCTTCATCAACAACGGCTTTTGATGCCTCGATATGTTTAACTTCTAGGATTTGTGTAATTTCTGAGGTCTTGCCAGCCAGTAGCTTAGAGCGAAGCTCAAGCACTTCTATTCTTTCTCTGAGTTCTCTTATCGCTTCCGCGTTAGCATCATATGCCATAGAGCTTCCTTAGATAATAAACCCTACGATCAGCATAATAAGCACGACAAGTAGGAGAAGGTTGATTAGACCACCATCATTAACTGTGGGGCCGACACCACCGAGTCTTCCCGTAAGGAGAAGGATCAGGATGATGACTACAATGATTGTGATCATTTATATTCCGAACGCTCTGGCAATAGCCACGACACCGATCAGCACAAGAATGATCTTGATGACCAATAGGGCGGTTGCGGGCAGTGCGATACCTAATAGGGGCAGAGCCCATAGAAGTAGGACATAGCAGAGCACCAATGCTGCGACGGTAATGAGTGCGTTTGCGAGATTTGACAACATAGTGTGTCTCCTTTGTTATGGGTATTTATTACAACGCCTAGGAAGGAGAAAAGTTCAAAAAAAAGAGAGCCGAAGCTCTCTTTTATAGAAACCAATGAATTGGTTATGGAATTACATCAAGTTCTGGATGATCACTCGATTGTAGAACAAGTTACTGTCCTGAATAAGTGCTCCCTGACCCTTTGTCAAGCCCTGAGCAAATGGGTTCGCAACAACGCCGTAACGAGTCTTGAAGCCAATCTTAGGCTGCAATGAGGTAGGATCAACAGCCTTTAGAAGCTGTAGAGGAACGTATGGGCAGTAGAAGATGCCCGCATCAAAGGCGTTTGAACCCTTGAAGCCCATAACAGCATAGTCGCCTGTACTATATGGGTCGATATAAACCTTGTAGCGTCCGTTTAGAACACCAGCGAATGTGTTGCCAGTATCGTCTACCTGCAAGTCATTCTGGTCAAGGCGAGGGGTGAACTGTAGAACACCAGCGGCGTTCAAAGCAGCAGCCACGTTACTTGAGCAAAGGATGACGTTACCCTTACCACGACGTGTGTTCTTGGCAATAGCGTTCGCCTCAAGGTCGAGACGGAACATCATACCCTTGAACTTCTCAACCAACCAACGACCGTCAGAGTCAACGTCGAGGTTGAAGATACCCTGTGAGGTTGTTCCAGCCTGAGCACCGATTGAAGCGGTAACGATGATGGTACGAATGATTTCGCGGTTGATTTCAGCAAGCAACTCAGCAGAAAGCAAGTTTGTCAACTCAGACTCAACATCCAAGCCATGAATTGCCTTCAAGTCCTGAGCAAGTTCGATTGAATACTCAGCCTTCAAAGCACGCTCACCAGCGGTAACCGTAGTCTTCTCGATTGAGATACCCATCTCAGGGATAACTGAAGTGCCGTAACCAAGGTCTTCACCAAACGCAGTAGACATAGCCTGTGCGTAGTTATAAACTGAGTTACCAGCGTTGTTTGACCAGCCTGGAAGGCCAGAGATGTTACCGTTTGAACCACCTGGGAATGTTGCAACACCACCAGCAACCGTGTTGCCAGCATATGTAACACCAGCTACGTTAGCTGTTGAGTTCGCACCAGCGAAGGTTGAGAAGCCAGTGTTAACTTCGTTATAGAAGTTCTCTGTGCCTGTCATGTTGTTGTAGCGAGTACGTAGAGCGAAGATCAAGCCAGTTGGGCCAGACATTGGCTGCACGCCGCAGAGGTCATAAGCAATGAGGTTAGGCATTGTACGACGAATAAGTGAGATAAGGATAGGATCGAACGTGTCGATGTTACCTGTACCTGAAGTTGAAGAAGAAGTGCCCATAACGTTGGTTGGCTGCTCTTCAGTCAAAAGGTTCTCAGAAGCCAAAATCTTCTTTGACTCGATCAGGAATGGCTTTGAGTTCTCAAGTAGCTGAGCTAGAATGCGTTGCTTGCGAACGTTAAGAGGAGCGTAACCTTCCTTTACAAGGACTGGTGCCCAATCTTCCACGAGTTGCTTAATCTTAGCCATTTTGTTTTTAATCTCCTTGTTATCTTTTGTTTTTATTTATTATTTGAAATCTTTTACCGTTAGATTAGGTTAGCAACGGCTGCAATACTAGGATCGCGTGATGCTGCCTTATCTGTTGGCTCTGGATTAGGTGCAGTCTCGGTTAGAATTCCTGAGTCAGGCTTAGCCTCACTCTTCAAGAAACCTTCCTTGATTACAGCGACTTTTGCGGCGAACTTATCAGCACCCTCGAACTCTACAGTCTCAAGAAGCTTAGCAAGCTGAGCCTTCTTAGGAAGTGTTAGTCCTTCAGATAGCTTAGCTACCTCAACTGTCTTTTCCAATACAGTGACCTTCTTTGCAAGTTCCATCTTTTCAGATACGACCTTGTTGACCTTTGCTTCAAGCTTCTCGTTCTCTTCAACGATAGCCTCAAGCACGTTTACCTTGTCCTCAGGAACGTCAATGTATGACTCTGCGAATAGGGTCTGAAGCTTGCCAAGGAACTCCATGGTAATTTCAGTGCGTAGTGTTGACTGAGCGTTAACCTTGTTTTCCTCAAGCCACTCTGCAACGGTTGCGTCACAGAACTCGTCCATCTTTGCCTCAAGCTTAGTTGTCAAGTCTGCGAGGCCAGCGTCGATAGCTGCATCATACTTTGCCTGAAGCTCTGCTTCCTTCTCAGTGATGGCTGCTAGAACTGCTGTCTCGAACAATGTGTTGAGCTTTGGTAGAACTTCTTCTGAAAGACCAGCTTCCTTGAATACGGCTTCTGCCTCTGTCTTTAGGAACCCATGGCCTTCAGCGGCAGATGGCTTAGCAACGATTGTTGCACGGTTGGCGTCAACCTTACCGTCTGTTGCGTGCTCAGGAGCACCACCGATTTGAGCTTGCTGCATTGCGAAGTGAGCAGCCTCGATTGACTCTTCTGAAGCAGATGCTAGAGCACCGATAACCTGCTTGATCCACTCGATACGTGTCTTTGGGTTGCCGTCAGCTTCTGCCCCAGGAGCAGTTGTTGAAGTGTGGGCAACGATTGATGCTTGAGCAGGAGTTGTTGCGTCTTCGGTCAACTCGACTTCCTCAACATCATATCCGTCTTCCTCAAGTAGTGAAGCTAGGTCTTCATTTGACATTTCGTCAATTCGCTCATCTTCCCAATTGATGCGGATGTTATTCTCGTCAACGTCACTGACAATACCAGTAACAGAGTTACCCTTGTCTGTGATCATGAATGCCTTGGTTGTCATTACTTCAATCTCCTGAATGTCTTATGTGTGTTATTTATTATAGCGAAGGTCTTGGAGGAATTTCTCGATCAAAGCCACCTTCTTGTCCTCAATCTCTTTGAGAGACATACGGTGAACTTCGTTCTTTAGGTCAGTTGCCTTCTCAGCAATATAACTTCCATGTGCTTCATCGTAGTAATACTCGACGCCTTCCATGATGCCAGCCATAATAGCACCATGTGCTGATGGGTCTGACACTAGGTCTGACGGAGTGATAATTCTATAATCTCTCTGGACTTCAAGCACGCCTTCAGTCATTTCCTTAACAGAGCCGACGCCACGTGAAGATGATCCGAGATTACCGCCAGTTGCCAATAGACCCATAGCGATCTTGCCCATGCCTTCGTTTGAAAGGATAGACTTACCGAACCAGTTTGAACCATCCTTATACATCTCAACGATGCGGTGGGAGACGTTCTTTAGATTAATGGTTGCACCCTCTGGATGGTCCAATTCGCCCCATCCACGCTTGTCTTCCATCTTTTCCTTGATCCAAGTCTTTACAGCATCGTCATGGAATTCAGAACGATAGATGCGTCCGTTACGGTTTGGACCGTCGAACTCTAGGAAGAGACCCTTGAGGTAGTGCTTCTTCTCGGCACCTTCGCCCTCAGTGATCAATTCAAGTGGATCATGGACTTCTGTAATGAGCTTCATGTTACTTCTTTCCCTTCAGAACGAGGCTCTTGACAAAAGCCACCTTTTCTGCTAGGTAGTCCTTGTCCGAAATTTGTATACGATTTTCGGACAAAGCAGCCTTCTTCTCAGCGATGGTTCTCAACCAAGGAAGGGTCTCGGACTCGCCCACAGCCTTAGGCTTAGGGAATTCGTAACCCATGCGTCGTGAGAAGTCATTTAGTCTCTCTGCACCCTTGTTCTTGTTCTGAAGAGCGAAACGCTTTGAAGGAGATAGTCTGTTCTTGGCAGGATGATCAAGGACTACGCCCTCACCTACCTTGCCCCAACCAGTCTTCGCACGGATGGCGAAGTCGATTTCCTTGGCACGCTTGCCAGTGGCAGTCTTATGTGCCTTATGAAGGTCTTCAAGGCTATAGCCGTCCCACATGCCACGCTTTGACTTAGGTGTCTCGTAGTCAGATGACCACTTCTCATTTCTGAGGTTGGCGATGAATTCTTCCTTGAACGCAGCCTTTTCGCGGCCACGCTTTTGCATCTCCTTAGAGAACTTGGCATGACGCTTGAAGTCTGAAGTGTCGTGGATATGGTCTGAGTTGACACGCTGGCGAGCAGCCCAAGCACGCATTGCGTGATGGAATGAAATCTCTCCTGTACGGTCAGGATCAGTTGGATCGTCCTTACCCCACATTTGCTGGTCCATCTTCTTACCCATGTTCATGGTGTGATAGATTTCGAGACCACCGAGGTCTTTCTTACCGACCTTTGAACCTAGAGCTTCGATAAGCTCTTCCTTGACGTGCTTCTTAGCCACAGGCTTCTCGTCAATGAAAGCACGCTTCTTACCAAGAGTACGCTTGAATGAACGGACATGTACTGCCTCGTTTTGAGATGCACGTGGATCATAGCCAGCGATAGACTGAGCCATGTCATTACCGAAGTGGAACTTCTTACGAGGAAATACCTTGACAGACTTCGAAGCTGACTTACCAGTCATGCCATCGTCGCCCTTATTAGCTAAGTCCTTGACAGTAGGCGTAACTGTAGAGTCACGACTAATGTTGATGAAGTTACGATCCGCTGGAGAAGGCGGACTGATTGATGTTAATGACGGATTTGACTTAGCCATCTAACTGTTCTTCTTTCTTTACTCGCCTGTCTTGTCGTCAGGGTGAATTGTTGCATGGATTGCATTCTCATGCTGTGTTCCGACTTCGCCGTTTGGACGGAAGTCAGCTTCACCTGTAGAACTGTGTACTGAAAGAGCAGGAGCCTTACCGTTTGGCCAAGCCTTCTTTTCTGCCTTAGCAGATAGAAGCATCTTTGACTTGCAGTTTACGCCCTCTTCCATGAAGTTGCCCTGAGTGTGATTGAATACGAACTTACGAAGTTCATCCTTCATTGCCTCGATGGCGTCTGTAAGCTTTGGCTGAACTGCGTTAGCGAAGTGCTCAGAGAATGTAGCTGGCTTGTCTTCGAATGCTGCCTGGATCATGCCGAGCAAGTCCTTATGCAATTCGTCGTCAGTCTGATCAATTACAGGAGCCTCAACGTTCTCGTTGATTGACTCGTTCTGTAGGTTGTCGCGATGAAGAGCTTCCCAATGTGAAGCAGCCTGCTTGCGATCAGCGGTAGAGAACATCTTATGCCAAACGCCCTTGCCACCTGAATGCTTACCGCAACATGACATAGCTGCACGGTCAGCATGGTAACCCCAAAGCTTAGTAGCCTTTTCGGAGTCATAAACACCGTTAGCGTGCTTCTTTGCAAGGTTCTTGATAATAGGCAGGTGAGACTGTCTCTGAAGGTCTTTGTCATTATCAGCGTGCAACACTATGTCGCGTGCTGCCTTTGACATACTGTCCCAATCCTTAGCTTCTGAAATTACGGTCATAAATCTGTCTCCTTGATATTCCTAAGTATTTATTATTTGGCCTTCTTGCCATTCCACTTCATCTTTGCCATGCGAGCAGCCACATCTCTAATCTTGCGAGTATCACCCGATGTTCTCTTCTCCTGAGGGATTTGACCAATAGCCTTCAAGACGCCTTGAGTTGATGCCATCTTCTCTTCGCGATCTTGCTGCTTCTGTGCCATCTTGTCCTGCATAGCCATTTTCTGCATCTCTGCATCTTGCTTCTGCATATCAGCATCAGCTTGCTGCTGTTGCATTTCGGCTTCCTGATCCTGCATACCCTGCTCATGTGCCTGATCTTCCTGAGCCATTGCCTCTTCAGGAGTTGGCTGGTTATAGATTGGGTTCTGCATCTCTTCCATAATCTCCATTGTCTGCTCGTCAATATCGTCATCTGTCTGCTTGAAGATGTTGCGACGGACCCAACGGTTTGAGTAATATTTGCCAATGATGCCTGTTTGCTGTAAAGCATCATATGCCTGAGCACGCATTGTGTTAATTTGCTGATCCTTAAGCTCAGCGAAGTGATTGTCTTGAGCGAACTCGTACTTGATCTGGCGTTCGATTGACTCGAATTCCTCAAGTGACATGATCCCGCGAAGGACGCACTGCTTCTTGAGAGTGTCGCGGAACAGAAGCGAGAAGTCGTGCTGGATACGCTTGATGAATTTGTTGAACTTGACTTCCGCTCTTGAAATCTCAGATGAGTTGCCGATATCGAATGGGTCTGATTGAAGACGCTCGATAGGCACGTTCAAGGAATTATATAATAGCTTCTGGAAGTACACGATGTCATCGATCTGGCCGAGTGTCTGGCCAGCGGGAAGGGTCTCTACCTTCGTTCCAGAGCCGTCTGCACGGCGAGGAAGCCAGTAGTCCTCAGTCATGGTCAAGAACTTGCGACTGTCCTGTATGGCCCCTGTGTCGGCGTCATAGATCAGCTTGTTCTTCTGGTTGATCATGATGTCTCGAACAGCTTGGTCAGCCTTCAAAGGTGGCAAGCCAGTCACGTCAACGTACCAGACACGACGCTCAGGAGCACGAGCTAGACGATATATAACTAACGAGTCTTCAATGGTCTTAAGCTGTGAGAGGATTTTGATTGCTTTTGTTAGATAACCCAATCCCATGGTCGTGTTGGTATCTGAAAGTCCAGATGGAACGTGGACAACTGAGTCCTTCGAAATGCGAACGCCCTGAGTTGCCATGCCACCGAAGCCGACTTGATAAGGAGCCTTGGCCGCGAAGCCTCGATCATTATATAAGTAATAGAGGGTCTTAGTCTGATGGACTGCGGCAACCGCATTCATGTCGGCACCACCTTCGATACGCTTAGGTGCTACCTCTTTGATTTCTCTAATCTTTCGAGGATCGACATAACGCATCTCCTTGATACCTTCCTCAAGATGCTTAGGGTCAGTCACCGCATGATAATAGAGACGACCGTCAACGTACCAGCGACGGAATACCCAATAGCCCTTGCGATTGAAATCCAGCATCTCTAAGATTTCATTGTGAAAATCCTGTAGGACACGCTTGCCATTTTCGTCTAATATCTTGACCTCTGAAAGATCAAGCTTGACAACGTAGTCATCTTCTGTTGTAATAGCTTCATTAGTTATCTCATCGACGGCGTTGTCGATTTCGGTCTGGGTACACATGTCACGGTACTTCGTAACAAGGTCTGCCTCTGCCTTAATAACACCCTGCATATCGAGGAACATGCCAGAAGTAAAGGATGAGGCAATTACTGCCGCTGTACTTTCTGAGTCTCGATCAACGAATGAAATTGCTTGATTGGCAACGGGTTCGTTCTTGAGGTAGGAGGGGTCTCTTCTAAAGAACTCAAAGCCCCAAATTTTCACTGCCATTGGTTTTCCTTCTGAATTTGCTGAACTTATTTATTAGAAGAGGGGTTGACATGGCTTAGGGGCTGTGCTACATTCCATCCTGTGACAGACTTAACCCAAACATGGAGATTGATTATGGCTGACTTTGATAACGACTTCGCGGCTGACGGCTGCGATTGCCCTGCCTGCCGCCCCGAGCTTTATCCCGCCGAACCAATGGACGTTCCGTTCGCCGTTCCTGAGGGCGACACCTATAACAAGGAACTAGCCGACGAAGACTCGGAAGTTCTCGGTGCCACCGATGGCGATATCGACCGCATGTTGGACGACATTTTCGCTGACTTCGGCGGCAAGGTCATCAAGATCGATGGTCCCGCCGATCTGGACGCGATCTTCGCCCAAATCTTCGGCAACGACGAGACATTGAGTGACGAAGAGGTTGCTCGCCGTTATCCTTACGGTCCCGTCAACTTCACCCTTGATGAAGTCAAGATGATCAGTTCCGCCCTTCGCGTTAAGGGCACGAGCCTCGCCCAGGATGCCCTCAACATTCTCAACGATGACGCGTTCATCGAGGGTCTGTCCGACAAGGGCGAAGCTTTCCTCAACGAGCTTCTCACGGCGGCTGCTGACGAAAGCGTCAAGTGTCTCAATCTCTATGACTGGTTCGATGACCAGTTCGACGTTCGCCAATAATGCGTCTCATCGAAGAGGCTCGCTTCCTTTCCGCAGAGGTTGAGAAGCGAGCCACCGCCGAAAGGCTTGCTGCCGAAAAGGCACAGAAGGAGTGGGAAGTAGACCACGCCTTTGATATGGTTGACAATATGAAGGGCGAACTGAAATCAAAGGTTCTTGATGCTGCCCGAGGGGGCAATCGTTCGACTACAGTTTCGATCTATTCGTGGTCAAGCACAGGACGCCCAACTTGGGTGAAGTATTTCCGTGAGCCGTTCGAGGATTATCTTCGCTCCGAGGAATTCAAGTTTGAGTTCAAAGAGCAGAGGGATGATAGGAAACGAGACCCCGATATGCCTCAGGATGACTCAGGCTGGTACACCATATCTTGGTAAAGAAAAGGCGGCTCGAAAGCCGCCTAATAAGTTCACCACCCTGTTATATGTTTTTATGTGGGGGCTTGTATTCTTATTTATTACGTAGCTGAAGCATACGTTGTGGCATTGCCCTTTGCACCCTCAAGTGCAGGAACCATCGTATCGAATGACACGGTGACAGGGAATTCCATAATGCGGTTGGTGTTGTCCCAATCGAGAGTCATTTCACCAATAACACGAGGCCAAGCACCGATCAGCGTATACTGACGGATAATTGACGTGTCCTTGCCGTAATGACTGATCGTCCAGTTTGACTTGTAGTTCTCTTCAGTGAAGCCCGCTAGGGTATTTGAAGGAGACGTACTGTCTTCTGAAGCCAACATGTCGTTTGAGACAAGAGCGTTGATTGAGTTATTCCAAGCCTCAAACATCGCACGAGTGTTATAGTCCTCGTCCAACATAACCTGAATACGCCAGTCGTCCCACACACGGTCACCAGATGACTTGATCTTACGACCGAAGTAAGGAATTTCTGCAACGCCTAGGGCGAAAGCAGGAATGGATGCAGCCTTGCATGTGAACTGAAGCTTCGCAGTTGACGAAGGATCGATAGCCCCTGCTAGAGCGGCAGGTAGAGTTGCCTGAATGTCGAACTTACTTGGACGTGCTCCACCGTAAATCAAACCCTCTGCCAAGAACTGTGCTAGATCAAAACCCATGTGCCGTTATCTCCTTTTTGTCTTATTTATTGAGTTGGCTCAATGGTTGAGAAACTGATACCAGTTGGCGTGTTCACGTAGGTGATCTGGATGAAGTTAATACTCTTCGCAGGCTGGATGTAGATAGAGCATAGGAACTCATTCGCATCAATTACCGTTGGAGTGTTTACTGTTCCGTCACATACCACCAAGAAGTTGATGATGCCACCAGCACCCTGAATGTTGCTCAAGTAAGGTGTTACTAGGTTCTTGAACTGGTTCTGAGTGAATACGTCGTTTAGCTCGAATAGAGTGTACTGAGCAGCGAACTTGATAGCTCTCTCAACAACCAAGAATAGACGACGAACGTTGATACGACTGAAGCCTGTTGGCTCAATAGTGAACGTCTTGTCTCCGTACAAGAATGTGCCCTGTCCTGGGAAGGTAACAACAGGGTTGATACCTTGAGGATAGATAAGGTCACGGTCAGGCTCTTGTGGGTTGTAAGCAAGCTGGATAACGTTGCTGATCTGGCCACGGTTGAAGCCCGCTGGTGACTCCCATGGGTATGCCACGTTGTCGGTGTACACACATAGGCCAGCAATATCGCCGTTCAGAGGAACCCAACGGTTAACGTTGTTGTAGCGGTCGTACTGAAGCTTGTAGCCTGAGTCCATTGCCGCATAGGTTGTTGAAGGAAGCAATGAAGCCCAATTGATCAAGTCTGTTGACTCGTTGCCTGCGTTGTTGATAACTGTTGCAGAGTCAGGTGAGAAGCACAACATGCAGTCACGACGTGTTTGAACGATGTTTGAAATCAACCATTGAGCCATGCCGAAGTTACTGTAGGTTGTGCCTAGCTGGCCTGCGGTTGCAGATTGACCAACTGGCTTACCAGCGATAACAAGGTCGATAGTGATTGACTCGACGCCCTGGAACAACACCCAACCGTTGATTAGGGTTGCCATAGGAGCAGAAGTTTCTGAGTCGCCGTCCTGACCACCACTGAATACCTGATCGAACGGAACTGAGCCGTTTGTAACAGCAACCAATGAACCTGAGTTCGCTGATAGAGCACCAGTTAGGTCGTTGACGTTCCAAATCCACTTTGACTGTTGATTGATTACGTTTCTGTAGTAGTTTGTTGTACCATCAGGGTTCAACGCATCGATAGAGCGAGAAACGTTCTCGTAGATTTCAAGAACAGTGTTTGGAACACCAGAGATATTACCAGCATTGTCCACAACGATAACCTGAACAAGGTCAGGAACGTTTGGATTTGTTGAGTGAACCTGATAAGGTGAAGTCCAAGAAGAAGGAGGGGTAACCTGTCTGTAGTATTCCCATAGACGCTCAACAGTTGAAATCTGAAGATTTCCGCCACTGTTGTAAGGCTTACTGAAGTTAACAGTCATACTTGTTACAGTTGCGTTTGTAACCGCATTAGAGAATGCAGTTGTCTGAAGATACTGTGATGGGTTACCACGAATGCCTGTAGCCACCTTCCAGTAGTCGCCTACTGAGAATGAGTTGACCAAGGTGTTGGCGAAGGTGTTGCCAGCGGCAACAGATGAACCACCCGCAGCGATGAATGAAAGCGTACCAGTGTTTGCACCTGAGTTCAATGAAAGCGAACCAGTGTATGAGTTACCCTGAGATAGACCAGAAGTAATCGTACCTGATAGTGCCACGTTTGAGTGGTACTGGTTAGCAGATGAGCACTGTCCGACAGCCAAAGCGTTGCCGATGAAGCCTGAAGGCCACTTCGCAACGTAGTTAACAGTTGAAGGCCAGCCACCTGTCTGAGCCTGATGAGCCTGAGTTGTCTTGTTCAAGATAACTGAAGAAAGGATATCGTTCGCAGAGAAACCTGTGCCTACGACAGCGTTTAGGGCTGAGTTAGGAGTTGTTGTTGTTGTGTTCGCAGTACGAACAACGTATAGGTTGTTGCCGTATTCAAGGAAGTTGAAAGCTGAGTACCAAGTCTCATAGTTCCAAGATTGAGGGTTACCGAAATAGGTAGCCAAAAGTGTCTGAGAGCCGACAGGGAAAGGCTGAAATAGTGGACCCCAAGCGAAAATGCCAGCGATAGCACCAGTTGTTGAACCAAGATTAGGTACGGTAACACTGAAGTCTTTTTCGACATTATAAACGCCTACTGAAATTGGGTAAGTCAACTTACTCTCCTTTTTATAAATATGCTCTTCTTTTTATTTATTAAATCGGAGGTTTCCTCGTTAGCTGCCACTGTTGAAGGCAATAGGCACCGCATAGATGTTGTTCGCGACCGAGTTACTTGAGAGTAGTTCAGTTGGTTCCTTGCGGAAATACATCTCCTGCCCAGGAAAGAGGGTCACTGAAGCGATGTTAACCGAAGAGTTGACTGCTCGTGTCAAAAGGAAGGCACCAGCCACACCCGCTGTAGTGTTTGAGTTGTAAAGACGGATCAATGGACTGTTTCCGAACGTACTCTGGGTAGTGTTGCAGAACGACTCGTTTGCTACTGGCTTCAAAATCATTGTCATTTGGTCTAATCTCCTGTGGTATCGTTATATTTATCAGGAGCTAGAAATTGTGCATATGCAGAACAGGCATCTCACGGTCTTCCCAACTATCGAACCTATCTCGCGGAATGTTCATGTTGTGGATAGGCTTAAACTTCTGGCCACGGATATCGGTATAGTCGTTCGTGTCTTCAGCGATATAGCCAAAATTCAAAAGGTTAGCCTGGACCTGAGCCGTAGATACCTCACTGAGGTTCTGAACTGTATTGATTGAAGTCCATTCGTAGAAGAACTTCTGATCTGACAGCCAGGAGAACAGAACAATTCCCATAACTAAGTCGTCATTCTTGCCCTTATCGGCTGACCATGAGTTTTTGTCCTTGACAAAGGTCAACAACTCGTTTACGGTATCAGCATCGACAATTGATAGACGACGCTCTTCAAGCAATAGCTTCATGAGTAGACAGCCTGAGTTCTTTAGGGTCAGCGTTGTACGAACGCCCTTGTCTGCCTTTGACATATTGAAGGTGACAGTCTTGCCTGCTCGACCATTTGATTGAGTACAGAGCACGTTACCGTATTCAAGCTCATCCATCATATAGGTAGAGACCTGTTCACCGATATCGTTAATCTCGACCAGTACTATCGCTTCATTATATAATTGCCCTACCTTATATAAGTAGTGGGCATAGTCTGTTGGCGTGATGTTGTTGTCTCTGAATGTTGCCACTTGTCTATAAGGCACTTTGGTAATATTGAATACGGAGAATGCAGAATAGTCGAGTCCCTTACCTCTTGAAACGTCAGCCACAATAGCATACTTGTCAGGCGGGATCGTGTATTCTTCCATAATAGTCTGGCCGACTTCTTTGATGTTTCTTTCATAGATGCTGTTTTGGCGTGTTACGTTCTCGATCTTCTCACGCCACTCCTTTCTTTCTTTGATTGGGGGTTCATAAATCTTCAGCTTGTCAATCACGTGTACTGGCGTCTGAATGTCAGTTTTCAAGACCTGTAGGCAACCACCGTTAATGAGTGTGCCTGCCGATCCGATGAAGGAGCAGTTAAACTCCTGATCGAACTTGACCATATCGAAGTTGATAAGCTCAAGCTGTTCTTTTTGCCATTGCTCGTCACGTCCTGGCACGACATGCCAAGGAACGAATGTGGCCTGGAAGTTGTTCGTCTTCTTGCCGAGGCTTGATCCCTCATAGAACTCATAGAAGTGGTTCAACCCCTTAGGCGTCGAAACCATGACGAGCTTGGTTGACTTACCCGCTGAAATGGTTGGTGAAACGGCTCCGTAGAACTCGTCCCAATTCTCAATATGTGCGGCCTCATCGATCACGATGATATGGCAGGTATAACCACGGAGGGCGTCAGCACTGGTTGCCGACGCGAATAGGCGGGAGTTGTTCTCAAGGACGAATGAGCCCTTGTTGAATTCGGTGACTCCCAATTGAAGCCACAGAGGCAAATTCTGATATGATATCTGAAGCTTACCGATGATTTCCATCGCCGTGTCAAGCTTGTTGGCGACGATGGCGACAGTCTTGAAATCGTTGAAGAGAATATACCAGATGAGGAAGGCACGAAGAGTTTCAGTCTTACCGCTTTGACGACTCATGCAGGCCAGCGTAAAGCGGCCATTCAGCATGTTGTCGATCATCTCTTTCTGATAAGAACGGAGGATCATCTGTTCGAGACCGTTCTCGGTCACGATCTTGAAGTAGTGCTCAATGAAATAGTAAATGTCTTCCTTACACTTAATATACTCTTCGACTAATTCTGGTGTCCAGTCATACTTAACATTCTTACCCTTTAGGAGAGGGTTATTTCGAAACTTTGCCATATACTGAGTCTACTACTTTCATATGTTCGAACATCTCGCGGTGGGCTTTGTCATTACAGCCCATGGTTCCATAGACTAGGGCAGCATGTCGCCATATGGCCGCTTCCCTTAGTAGGTTAAACAGAAAGGGGTTATCTTTCTTGATGCTCTTCATGTTTAACATCTCTAGCCACCCGTAAGTTATTGCTAAATCAGGTCTCAATCCATCAACTCCACGTGATGTATCTTGTATGTATTTATATTTCCTGTTGGTTTTCCAGAATAATGGTGTTCTGGAACGTCGAAACTTTCTGATCCGTGGTACTTAAATTTAGCTCCATGGCTGAAAAGCATCTCGCGTTCTTCGGTATGACTATTTAACTTCGGATGAGAGACGTATAGGCCGCGACTGCCCGCAGGAGCATGGATTGCCATGATGTCTTTTGACTTGGCGAAGTGGGTGGCTCTTTGTGGATCGAGGGTCGCAGACGAGAAGCCCTTTGAACTGATAATGTCTCCAGGCTTGGACGCATTGAGTTTGGCTGACGTGTTTCTCTGTGTGCCTCGATAGGCATAAGTCGAATTAGGTAATCTGTGATTACGGACAGCACCAGTCAAGTACTTGATATGCTGATCAGTTTCGCGATTGTCATAATCGTCTGAGTTCGAGTCGCCAGTCTTTAGGCGGTTGTTGATTGCCTTATATCCTGTCGGAGAAGTCCAAGTCGAAATGGCGTCCTTATGTTCGTCATGGATATGTGAGATATCGCCTGTCAAGTGGGTCTGAGCCAGCTTGTGAACGAAGTCGTAATTCGGACGGATGCCGTTGTGCATGTCCTGCTTGAAGCGATCTGGATGGATGCCGACTGGACCCGTTGTCTCTTCCGCTTCCTTGATCTTCGCAGGACGCTGAACGTATTCTTTGTGCCATGGCTGACGCTCGCGTTGAGTGCGAGTTTGGATATTGGTGCCCAATGCTCGATTAGACATGTCTACGTCGCCAGGAGTGTTTAGGTATTTGCCGATACGAGAAGGATGGACAGCGGCTACGCCTTCAGACTCCCAATGGAAGTCATGTGGGTGCCCTGTTTCGCGGACGCCATGATAGAGGCGTGTGTGGGCGAAGTGGCCCTCACGGTCCACCGCATGGCCTGTAATGCGAGCCTTGAGGCCAGTCTCTTCGTATAGCTCTTTGATGGCGTTCGCCTGAGGGTGCAGACCGCCCTCGACGTTCCCTTTGGGGATCGTGTGGTCATAGCCTGCGAAATTGTTTGTGGGCTTGGCGAGCCATACGTGGCCTGATGGCTCGTGCATGATGATGCCAGTTTTGAACTGCTTGCCAGGATGGACAGGAGGAAGGCCGACCTCGATGGAGTGGTCCTGACCAGATACGTTATTCCACTCGTGTTCTGCTGGTGGCTTCCATGACTTGAAAGGAATGCCGTTCATATGGGAAGGAGCTTCCTCACCCTTTCTGAAGTGATAGTCGTTATCGACCATCTCAGGCTTGAGTGGAGCTATCTCTCTGAGCAGTTTCACTTAACTAACTCCATGTGGTGCTCGTGTACATAGTTCGAGCCGTATTTTGTCGTGTCCGTCTTATTGTATTTTAACTTTGAGTCACGAGGCAGGACAAATTCTCTTTCACCTTCTTGCTTGGCTATATGGCTTATATAAGCTCCAGGGCTTCCCTTGGGAACCTTCACGTGTAGGATATGTGTATCTACTCCACCTTCGGGGGCATAGTCTCTATGCATCGATCCGAAGAAGTGAGCCTGATAAGGATTGGTTGAAGAACTCATATAAGCTGGATGATGAACTACCCCTTCCGCATTCTTGATCTTTCGAGGATCGTGAACTGAACCAGAATAAACGGTCATATCCTCTGGCGTCTTATGAGCATGAACCGCTGAGTCCATTTTGTCAATGGTCCCTTGGTGCTTTTCTGGAATATCCCATCCTGCCTTGAACTGACTCTTTTTCCAAAGGTGATGATTGACATCTCGGCTTTGATCGGAGTATTTGTGGAGGGCTGTCTTTTCCTCTGGGCCGTAATTGTAGTGTGGTGTCAAACGCTTATGAAGAGCCTCTGACGGACCCTTACCGATATGGTCGTAGTGGAAGTTCTCGTCTTCCTCAGGACGCACTTTCATACTTTCACGTACCTGAGATACGGGAAAGTTAGACTCGGTGATGGGAGTGTCCATATGCTTCTTCAGATAATGAGGGATTGTGCCGTCGTAATCAGGTCTGTTCATTTCAGGAGGTAGGAGACCCACCTTCTGCTTTGCGAAAATTGTTTGCTTTGGGTCGCGGCCTTTGTTGACGCCTGAGTAGTTGACCCATGAGTTCTGGCCACGTGTCTCGGTTGACATGGCTGCTCGTGCGAGAGGCGAGAATGTCTGTTGATGAGCGTGCCATGCTGTTTCCTCACCTTTGGGGCCGAAACCGTTCTTCAGGATACCATGACCGAAGGCGTCGTGTACAGCACGAAATTTCTCATTGCCGTTTAGGCCAGTCTCGTGATCGCGTGTGGATAGAGCCTTGGCTTCGTGTTCCTCACCGCCATTGAAGACGTGTAAGTGGTTGTTATTATGGAGGTCTTGACGCATTGCGTTCGAGTCAGGGTAGTCTTTGTCACCACCATGGAATTCGAAATTGATGTGCTTGCTTAAGAGGGCGTGCTGTTGGCTAGTCTCGTGTCCGAAAGCATTGTAGGACGCATGGGCAAGACTATCGTAGTCCTTGGCACCAGCATTCTTAACCATATCAGGATGTTGGTCTTGATATGCCTTGAAGACGTGCTTCTTATACTCTGGGTCTTCGTTAGCCAAATGATGAAAAGCAACAGCAATAGGCTTCTGCTTCTCTGCTGAAGAGGTTTGCATAGATGGCTGCATATGAGGCATACCAACGGTGTTGGTATATTCATGTGAATACTGAAGCATCTTCTTGCCGCCATCCGTCAATGAGTGGTCGTTTGCGTCCTCGTTCAGAGACTCACCGAAAGTGAACTCTCGTCCACTTGGCATACGAGTGAACATCTGGTCGTTGTTTCTTTTGCGATATTTGCCAGCCGCAACAGTTTTGTTCATTCCAGGCCAAGCCGCCTTATTTGTGCCATGAAGTGATGCTACATCTGAGTTGTGAGGCTTGTGAAGGATCGAGTCCTGATCATACTTGCGACCTAGAGTTGTAAGAGTCTTCTTGACAGCACCCTTGTCATCTCCAGGCTTGTTATGCATGACGATGAAGGAACGCTCACGTGTTTCTTTTGCATCAGGCGTGTTGTGGTTCTCTATGTAGCCACCGAAAGCAGGAATGACCTTATGGCCTGCGGCCTTGAGTTCGCCATGCAGAGTCTTTGAGCGACGGTCGTTCTCTTCGGAAGACAAGTGACCACGTTCCGCTGACATGATACCCATGGCACGATTATGGAAAGGATCAGTCCCTTCGGTTAGAAATTGGTCGAACCTAATCATGGTTTTCGTTCTTCAGGGTCTTGAGAGCTTCCTTAAGGTCATTCGTTGACATTGATGGGAAGTGAATGTGATTATGCAACTCGCCTGGAACATTCGTCTTATTTGACTCAGGTGCGTCCAAGTCTTGAAGCTGGCGGTGAAGTCTAAGGGCGTTTGAATTGGCGTCCGATACGCTCTTGATTAGGGAACTCAGAGCCAAATACGCATTGACATCTTGAGCCTGAGACGCCATTGCTCCCAAGTCTGAGATTGCCTGCGAACCAACCGCAACTATATTCATCATTGAGGCACGTGCCTGCGTGAAGTCCTTTTTGGCACTGTCTGCACGAACCTCTGCTGATAATTCAGTCACCATGTCGGGTGGAGTGACCACGAGGTTGAACTTCTTGTTGAGGTCTTCTGACAAATGGATATCTCCTTGATTATCTGATATTTATTAGATGGCGAAGCCCAAGGCTCATTTTTCGCTTGACATGGCCTTCGGCCTATGTTAGCTTCTGGACATGACAAAACGCAAGCTATCTCTAATCCAACGTAAGAAGGAACTGCGGAACCTCATTCGCAATGTTCCTGTGATGGCTGGCGGTAAAGCATGGATGAACCGCATCTATGAAGAGCTTGAAGAACTTCGAATGGAAGAGGCTAAAGTCAAATGAATAATCAGAAGCTTGGAAAGGACATTGTGGTTGGCGATACGATCAAGCGTGCCAAAGGCGGTAACGTGACGATCAAGTCAATCAGCAACTTCTCCAACGTCGAGGGCAATCGCCTGAACCTTCGCATTGGGCTTGGCTCGAATGGCTTGCCTATTCCGCTGGAAGGTGATAGTCTTTATGAGTTGGACTTAACCAAGAGGCCGTAACATGGACTCGCTCAAGAAGATCAACGGACGAGAAGTGGGAACACTCTCGCAGAACGAATTTTGGCTGTTCGAAGCAGCCTGTCGCGAAAATAGGGCGACACGGGTTTACGAAGGCCCAATGGGCTTCGCTGGAAAAGCAAAGGTGAAAATCTATGCCCAAGAGCCTACACGATCATTTGCACCTAGTCGTTGATATCGTCTTCGTGCTGTTTTTTGCTGCCGCAGTGGTTGCAATGTGCGTCCATTATTTTGGACATTAGATAACTTAACGTTCACATTCGTGGACATAACCAAGGAGAAGACCTATGTCATTCAATCTGCATATCCCCACAAGTCTCGATGAAGTCAAGAAGCTCGCTGAAGCTGCCAAGGGTGCCGCTTCCAATGCTGCTCATTCCGTTGCCGACAAGGCTCTTGCCGTCGAGCACGCTGCCGTCGATAAGGCTTCAAACGTTGCCCACAACGTCGCCGCTCAAATCCCAACCGTGACGATCACGAAGAACGGTTCGAACGACTGATATGTGGTGGGTCGCAGCGGTTATTGTCCTTCTGATCTTGCTCGCCTATTAGGATAGGAGCGTGCCATGCCATATTTGTCTGTTCATATTTGGCTGCTGATCCTCTTCTTCATGGGTCACCAAACAATGGAGACTTCTGCCTTCTACTTTCCAGAGAATGAAGTCAATCAGTGTGCAGCAACGGCTCGTGATGCAGATGCAGAACTTGGTCAGTTTGGGCTTTATCTAGCCTGCGAACGATTTCATTCGTTAGACGTGGAGGAATAAAATGGCTGGAACTGGCAAGGTGCTTCCGAAAGAGCTTGAGTGGGACAATGGTCTTCATACCGATCTGAGTTGGTATGTGAATTACACCGTCCTTGGTATGGGTGAAGTCGAAGGCTTGAAGTGTCAGGCTGGCCCATATCCCTTCGACGAAATCGAGGGTGAGTACAGCGACATTCGCGGCTACTGCGGGATCGTTGACTGTTACAAAACAACGGTCAAGGACAACACCCGCCACAACTCCTGTGGACAATCCTGTCATGAATGAGGAAGAGATTAGACAATTCATGATCTTCCTCCACAAGTGGAAGAAATTGCACTTTGCCAGTGGCTCCTTCGGTGCGAAGATCATGGATATCATCATCGATGATGTTTCCAAATACTTCTTCAGTGGTCGAGCATCCTTCATAACCGATGTTCAAAAGAACGGTTTCGACGCTCAGCCATTTGAGGTTCATGCCAAGCCGGCGAAACCCACATATACGAGAGACGACTTCGATGTTTGAGCACTTCCAGCAACCATTTCCCGACTATTGGGTCATCATGGCTCTGGTCGTGCTTTTCTTCTTCCTGAACGGCAAGGGGCCGACACCAAGGACTTGATAATGGCCGACATGTTAGGTAAGCTGATCATTCAGGTTAACTGCGATGGCTGTATGGCTGAAGACCATAAGATCATGCAAGTTGGTCGAGTGGTCGCGATCAGGAAGGCCAAGGATATTTGGGGAGTAGAAGACCCCTATGAAAATCGTTATGACTTCGCCCAATGTCTGGTGATCAATTCCCACTTGGATGCAAAGGATGAATATTTCTACGTCTGCATTCAAGACAGTTCCCTCCAGCCATCCAAAGGACATTGGATGGTCTACTTCCACTACCAATGAAAGGATTATATAATGATACTCCAGATCGACTCGGTTGACCCACAAACTAGCTCTGAACGCATTTCTTATATCGAGAACATTTCCGCCTTCTCCGTTGACAAGAGGCCGTCTCAGAAGAATTTGGAAGTCACCTTCACCCACACCAACTACACGGGAGTGAACGTCCAGAAGGTTGAGAATGTTGTTTTCGTTCGTGCTGAACGAAACAATGGCGATGAAATCCAAGCCTGGAGGGCATAATGGACTTCTACACCATGAAACCAGACGAACCGATCTTCCTCAAGCAGGAAGAGCCAATCTTTAACGACACGAGACATTTCGAGGGTGTCTTCGAATACGTCCTATGTATCATCGCCGCCATTGTGGCTGGCTGCTTCGGCATTGTCAATCGCTCATGGACAAAGGATGACGACCAGCAAGACAAGTGGTGGCAGGCAGAGCAGCACTATTGGGACAACGAATACACAGACCCAAAACAGCATTGGGACGGTCATGAGTACCGTGCGATCAGCAATGATTAACGAAGAGCCTGGAGCTTTCCCTTGGAAGGAGAAGCCTCAAGTCGAGAGGTCTTCAGACGAAGGTGAAATTCATCTCTTCCCATGGGGCGAGATTGCCAAGAGGTTCAGCGACACCCTGATAGGTTGCTCCCAATGCGGGAGGACCAGTCGAGACTGCTTGGACCATCCAAATTGCCCCTACAAGAAGGAGAAGAGTTGTCCACAATATGCTACATTCTGTGGACAACCAAATGACGATGACAACGCCAGACCTTAAGCTTCAACTCATCCAACTGGTTGATATTGCTGAGAGTCGCAATCGATCAGCGAGAGAACTGCTAAAAGTTCTTGACAATACCCTATACTCAGAATATGAGCAGGGGGTGGCACAAGTAATCTTGCAAGAAATGCTCCCAATGTATCAGGAATTCGTGTTAGGAACCGATAGGAAGGCGAAAGCTTTTATGCGAGGGTTCAACGGTTAGATGACGTGGGACGTGTACAGATGCTATGATGAGAATGATGTTCTCCTATACGTTGGTAGTGGCAACACGAACGATAGGTTAGAAGAGCATAAGATGAAGTGGTGGGGTCCGTCTATATATCTCACTGCCTTTGAAATATATGATGTTGAGTCAGACGCTCGTCAAGCCGAGATAAAGGCCATACGAACAGAGCACCCGTTGCATAACAAAGTGCATAATCCTGATTGGTCTACGATTGGTAAAAGGCTTTGGAAAGAACATTTTAACCTTGCCGAACTCAAGGCTTCCCCCGTTCGTCGTAAACATTTATTACCTCGTCCTTGGTACAAGGTGGCTGGTAAAATTAAAAAATTTTGAAAGAGGGGTATGGGGGGTCTTTTCCTAATAAACTGCTGACCAGTATAAAAAAAATATTTGAAAGAGGCCGATAGGCCCTCATCGTCATTAGGAAAGGTGAAGTGAGAGGAAGCAAGGGACTCCTAACCTTTGGCCTGGACAGGAGATTACAGTGAAAGACTGGACAATGGATTGCCTAATGCTCGTGTGCCTTATGTGCATTTGGACAGGGCAGATGCAACGTGTGCCACCAGTCAATGCCCCACAACTGCCATGTCCTATATCAGCGTCTCGATACCACAAGGATAGCTAATGAATAAGCATTTGTTTGCCATACTCTTGGTTATATGGCTGGTCATCTATTGCCTAATCGCTGCCTATTGCATTACGCATGGGTTACATTTCTGATTGTTAGGCCAATGTATATCATAGTCAAAACATTCATCTAGCATACATTTCGGAATAGCACTTGATTAGCGAATAGTCTGTATGTTGATCTGTGTACCCATGTTGTTATAGGTCAGTGCATGATGCCCTAATCGAGCAGTTAATGTACTCTGCGTGTAGCCTAATAGGTCATCAGCGGTTAGAATGAAGAGTATGTTACCTCTAGCATCGTACACATAGATGGTCTTATTAGCCTTCGTGTACACTGCACTGGCTATCTCTGGGGCTCTCATGGGGGCAATCTCTCTTAGGGGCTTGTTCATGGTCTATTTATAACCCCATCAGGTGGGAGATTAGGTCAGCCAATAATGCAGCCAATGTGAAAGCGATTGCAATGAAGATTAGATAAGTGAATACGTTAAGTGCGATTAGACCAAGAAGGAATTGAGCATTTAGAATAGGCGAGCGGAGCGAGCCTTTAGTGGCCTGCGGCCTAAACAAGTCATTGGTCAGAAGACGTATATCATCTGACCCATCTCTGGGCGACGATCCTTTGGGGCAATCCGAAGAATTGGCTATGGGCTGGTCAGCGACTTCTTTACTCTTCACCTGATCCTCCACTCAATCCATACGGCCTACGGCCTATTATAAGGCATTTTAACTGGCTTAAAAGGCCAATTATAGGCATTAAAATAGAAACCTTCTGCTTTGTAGAAGAATATCGAACAGATATTCCATTCGTGGTATTATGTGGACAACACTTCATCGCTTCGTTCCTCCGCTCTTCATTTGATTAGCTCCATATGGTGGATATGCTCATGCCTAGACCCATTGGTCGAGGTTTCAGTGTGAAGATATTTGAGTTTCTTATCTCTTGGTAGAACGACTTCCTTGTACTTTGGGTTGATTGAATTCTCATCATGAATGAAAGCTGCATTGGTGCCTGAGGGAACTGATACCTTGAGCACATGATGATGGGAAGCGATGACGTTATGATCCTTATCATACTCATGGACTGCGTTTCGATCCTTCAGGTAATCAGTGGCGGCATTCTTATGCAGTGAGGTACTCATATGTCTGGGGTGCTCTACAATGCCTTGTGCATTAGCTTTCTTGCGGGGATCGTTCAATGTCTTAGACCAGACGGTGGCTTTGATTGGGGTTGTGTGCTTCTGTATAATCTGGTCCATATGATCACGCTTCCCCTGATCATTGTTCTTGATAGCCTCAGAATTCGTTGTCCATTGATGGAGGGTGGCTTTATCATGGGGAGTATATGAGTCGAAATGATGCGTAAACATATCAACCGCATGGGCTTCTTCTGCCTTGCGTTCTGATTGTGCTTTCAATTCAGCAGTGTAGTCCTTAGGCACGGGACATCTTCGTGATTAGCTTATCCCCATGCACTTCCCACTGAAGCAACATGACAGGGGAAGAGAATAGGTCAATTGGATGTATCAGGCGATGGGTCAGTCCATTATCAATGTAAAGATCAATGCACTCCTTCAGCATACGCACAACATCAAGCTTATGCTGTCTGAACATATCTCTTTGATAGTCGTAAGAGTATGAGAAGTTGATACCTCTATAGGTGACATCAGTTGATGTTGTCTCCTGAGGGACATATTTGGTAATGAAGTTACTGACTGAGATGTTATCTGAATTCATGGTCTCCTGCGTCCTTCTCTGGGTTTGGTGAATAAGTGAAATCACGTGATGCGAGGTTAGATGATGCACGGACTATGCCTTGTGCTCTGTTTCTTACCTTGCGAGTTGATATGCTGTCCTTAATGGGCTTCTTTTCCATTGAGTCCTGGCCAAGCTTGAAAGCTCTGTTTCCCATGTTTGGAACTGACTTCTTGATATACTTCTGCAATAGCTTGGTTGATATCTCATTGATCCCTGTGTCTCCCAATGGAGCAATGACTTGCTTATATCCTGCCTTTGCCTTCACAGTCTTGTTCGTGTCATATGGTTGATTGCCGCCTGAGACTACCTGCTCATTGTTGATACCGTAATCGTTCTTGTCGGGATCAATTGCAGCCTTGCGGTCAGCCATTGCCATTCCTTTATCTCTTCTGCTCATACGTCTCATGGCAGTTGATCGAGCCTGATATTGGTTCATTCGAGCAGATAGATTGCCTGATGGGATTGAGACTATGTTCTTGTTGGCATCTGCGACCTTATCGCCTTGGTCTGACCAGTCCTTATCAGCGGCGTCTCTGTATGTGGCAAGCTTGGCATTAGATATCTCAACCACTGGCACAATGTCTCTTAGGTTCTTCATCTCTTTTACTGATCCTCCTGCCCATGGCTTATATGTTCTGCCATCTTGCGGCTTGTAGTTTACTGGCTTCTTGGTATTCCATGAGTGGTTAGCATATGATTTCACAGGATGAGCCTTTGCTGCCCTATCTGCGGCTGCTCTCTCATGCTCAGGTGTTCTGGGATCATTTCTCATACGCTCAATAGCTCTGCGAGCATTGTCTGATATCTCACTCAATGGTGTTGAGACATCATAGTTGTTTGGATCAATCTCACGTGTTCGCTTCTTCTTATGGGGTGATGTATGGAAGTCCTTTGGGTTCTCTGCTTCTCTTGTTGCCATTACCTTAGGCTTGAATTTCGATTGTCCTACTTTCTGCTGAGCCACTACGTGTGACTTCAAACGTGTATCCAATCTATCTGGATCAGAGAAGTATCGACCCTTGTCTTGTGTTTTGTTGATGTATGAGAGCAATGTAGCTCTTGATACCTCATTAATTGACTCACTGAAACCAGTGTAATCCGCATCATGCACGCTACGAAGATTGTATTTTGCCTGTCTCATTCCTTCGATATCAGTAAACCCATGATCCCTAGTGCGAAGACCTAATGACTTCTTCACATGATCATGTGTTGCATCGCGGCCTGCCCATGCATATAGGTCAGTCCCATGCTTCAGTGTTCTCACAGTACCATAAGTGGGATGTCCGCCTGTCTTGACTATATGATTAGCCAAGTCTCGTGCATCCTTGGTTGAGGGGTTCTTATAGACTTCAAATCTCTCTGCTTTGTTCTGATGAGGCACCAAGTGAATATCATCGGCCTCATTCTTCAATCGAGGTAGGTCAGCCGTACCATGCTTCTTATTGATTGCCTCTACCTCATGATGAGGGAGAATACGATTGACTTTCATTTGACCTGAGATGATCCAATTACCAGTCATGTTTGGATTGGTCTTGTATCTGTAATGTCCGCCATTGGGCACTTGGTCTGTAATGTGTGCGTGCTTTCCCTTGCCTCTGGAATTGGCCACTGACTGCCAGTCGTGATCCGCAGGGTGCTCAACCTCTGCCCACTCCTGATGAGCGGGTCTGTGGTCAGGCTTATTCAATCCTGGCTGGCTCTTGCCACCTATGTGCGTTGCCACTGGTAGGTCACCGCTATGCCAGCCAGGACGCATTGCCAATGGGCCTAGCTTGGATTTGACATGTGTGGGCTTCTTTGGGTCTGCACCGCCCATATCAGCGTGCAGCCACTTGCCCATTGGGACTTCCTTATCGTGATTGACGAATAGAGGATATAGCTTGCCACCTTTGACATTGAATAGCTTGTATGCCTTCACCGTCTTCTTTGGTTCATATTCTGCCTCTTCCCATAGCTCAACCTGTTCCTCGATTAGAGGTATGCCGCTAAGGAATTCACGGAATGAAGGCCAGTCAAATGCAATCTCTGTATGTACGCAGTCCTTAGCACGACCATTCTCTAGCTTATCCATGCGTCTATTGATCTTCGCATAGTGCTTGGCATTGCCCTGATCCATGATCTTCAATCTCTTTAGGTCATCCAATGCCTGATCGACCTTACCAATTAAGGTCACTGACTCAACACGATTGTCTGGGTCTAAGTTATTAGAAAAGTCCTGTTCTCCAGGCGTGCGTGAGGCAAAGAACTTTGTTCGAGCCTTTGTGCCTACTTCCTTAGCCTTATGTGAAGGCGTAGCATAAGGAGCTATCTCTCTAAGATTTCTCATGACTCGCCTCCTGGGTTGATAGTTGTTATTGTGCCATACTCTGTATTTGACATCCAATTGGCTGGTGGGATTACAGTGGTCACGGCACCATTGACTGTTAGATATGTATTTGTGCTCAAATCCAATGTCACTGTGTTTGATGAGTCGAGTGTCATGATGTTGTTGTTGACACCGAATGCATGATTGTTGACCACAATCTCATCTGGACCTTCACCAGCAAAGAAGTCGATAGTGGTTACATCAATTGGCTTAGCCTGATGGATAGGGCAATAGAATGCTCCCTTCAATGTGAAGTGCAGTTCCCAGACCAATATGTCTCTATCCTTGAAGTTCTCGTTCTGACTGTCCACATGGGTAATCTCTTTAAGTGTAATCGGGATATCCATTGCTGGTCTGCCTGGAATAAGGAATGCTCTCACTGTATATGTGGGTGAAAAGAATGGTACAACCTGTTCCAATATCTTGGTTGCATCCTCATTGTTCTTAACATATATCCACAATGAGAAATGAAAGTCCCATGGCACTTCAGCATATTGGAAGCCCAATGAGTTATTAGCCTGTTGCATTACATATTTCTGGTTCGAAGTGATCTTACGCTCGGGTGCATATGTGAAGCCATCCATGAAGAAGGATATACGAGGCAATAATACACTATCCTTACGATCAATAGCAGGATCACCAAGCACGCGTGTTAGCATCTTCTCATGTTCAGCATAGCTCAATGGCACGTTGATGATTTGAGTTAGGTTACCAGTCGCCGTATTAGAGCGTTGAATGATGATATCATTGAAGCAAGAACCGAAGAGGTTAATGTACTTTCGGATTAATGCGAAATAGTAGTAGTCGTTAGAAAGAATGGAAGCCTCCTGTGATTAGGTATTTATTGGGTAGGCTATCCGAAGCGATTGATCAGAGCACTAAGCTCAGGGGGCATATTGGACTTGGGTTTGGTAATGACTGGCACGATAGGCTTGGGCTGGTCCTCAGGCTTGATCCTCTTCAGGAGCTTATCGAGTGTGGCTTGTCGTTCTGCTTTAGTCTTCATTGGGCACCATATGATGAGTGTGGATTGGCTGCGGTCTCTTGTAAATGCGTGAGTAGCCCATTTGTGTGTCCACATGGCTGCGTTTCAGGTTGAGACCATGAGGCATGACAAACTCTCTTTCGGCTGGCACGTGGCTTGTATGGCCCACATATGCCCCGCTATGGCCCTCGGGCACATGGATAGCCAGAATATGCTTGGCACCGCCTCGACTGCCATTGGCGAAGCCCTTGGCAACCTCATGATCGAGGGACGTGGATATATAAGCAGGGTGATGAGCGGTCTCGCCAGGATCATGCTCAACGCCTGAATAGACAGTCATGGCATGTGGTGTTTTATGTGCCTTCATTACCTCATCGATCTTATTCACCTTATGATTTAAGTGAGAGTCTGATCCCTTATTCCACAGATGCTCATTGATATCTCTTGAGTCGTCAGTGTAATCCTTCATTGTCTCATGATGTTCAGGGGTGTAATTATAGTGATTGGCAAGCTTCTCGTGCAGACCCTCGGGATAGTCATATTCCTCAGACAATCCAATGGTCCCGTCACCTGACACAATTGTGCCAATAGGATGTTTATCAGTTTGAGGGGATACGTTTGTTGCCTTTTTCATGAATGATTTCGTGGGCTTAGTACGCACAACAAGCATTTGATCCTCACCTGACTCCTTCACGAAGTATGGTTTGAGGATCAATTCGAGGCTATTCTCAATGTTCTTCTCAAGCTCATCTGCCTGTTTCTTGGATAGCTTGAGCTTGAATGGTAGCTGTGCCTGAGCGGTCACGCCAGTATCATTGATACCAATAGAATATTGGGTGTTAGGTGTCTGACATGCTGTGGCTAATTGCTCGCCCATTGTCATATTGTCAGCCTCTTTAGGCGTTATATCAGACTTGTGTATGTTGAACTTGTGTAATCGATCTATAGTTTGATGGTGAGACGCTGGATCGACATGATATGTATAGCTATCATCGTCAGAATGATGATGAATGAAGCCTGATGTTGATATCTCATCACTCATTTGACTATGTGTATGATGAAATGCATCACCTGCTGTCCATTGACCTTCAGGATCAATATTAAATCGAGTAGTTTTTGAAGGGCTATTCTTAGCTATATTCTTCATTGTGCCTATAGATGGATTATAATGCACTTTCTCTTGCCCAAAACTCTCACCAATAGACGCAGTGGCACCGACAGTTGCCTGCGGTGCTCCCCCATCTTGGACATTGACGTTATCAATGTCTGTGGTCTTGTGCTTAAACCCTTTGAAGCGTTTGAACTTTATCATATTCTCGTTCTTTTCCTGTCCATGACTTTCTGTTCCTCTCACATGTAGTGCATTTGCAGCCCTTTGTTGGAGTGAAACAATGCTGCATGGTAGTTGTACATGCAATGCCGCCACTATTACCTATGTATATGACTCGATCCATTATTGTGACTCGTTTACATTGATGAAGCCAAAGGCATTGTTCTCGGACTCATCAATGATGTTGTTGGCAAACTTAGGCACTTCATCATTCCAGGCAACAGGATCAACGTTCTGCACGTCAAAGTTAGGTAGTGTAATCTGTCCGCCACCTTCTGTTGTAATGATGTTGTTTGTGTTGTCCTGAGTGATACTGTGATCGAGGATGTTGAGTGAGCCCTGTGTCTGAATAGCATCAATCTCAGGCACGCCTGTATTGAATGTCTCATCGGAATAGGCAAACAACTCACATGTCATCTGATACGTTGGTAGCTTACCAAGCTCATAGAATATCTCTTTGTTGTTGGTGAACTTGCATTGAAACACCTTCTTATTCAGATCGAAATAGATTAGGTCACCTTCCATTGGTCGTTCTTGCTTGGTGATTGGTTGTATCTCTGTCTCGAATATGCGTGTACTCATGCATACGGTGATGTTGTCTCTAATCTCAAGGCCAAACTTGGTGAATATGTTCTGCTGTGGGCCGAAACCATCGACACTCTGTAAATACACAGTGGTTCTAATAGCTTGTGAATATGTTGACTGGTCATCTGTTAGGTAAAGCTGATCGAAGTTGGTCAGATTACGTGGCACATATATAACATCAATGCCATAAATCTGAATAGCCTCAGTGATTAGGCTCTGGATTAGAGCCTGCTCGCCACCGAAATGAAACTTGTTGAAGAATTTGTTTGTCATTAGGTCTTCTTACGTAGGTTCAATAGGTCACAGACCATCCAGAATACGAGGATACAGATAATGATTTGGTCAGGGTACGTGAAAAAGATAGCCATTATGCCATGAACACCGCGTTGGTCATCATTGGCACTGTTGACTCAAGGCGTCTTACATCTGCCGTCGAGTCTTCAAGTATCTTCTTGCCATCCAATTTCATGCCTGAAGGCAGAACAACATCGTACTTAGATAATACGCGGCCCCATACCTGACCAAGCAATGCTGTTGCGTAATCCTGCACCCAACGATCACGCCATACGTCGGGCACTGCTGTTGGGTCCATTGCTTGCTGGCACTCGACCACAATGAACGTGCCAGGACACATGATGGTCCAATCGGCATCGATCCATAGCTGGTTCTGGTGACGGTTATATCTAATAGGCTGCTGACCAACGAGCACTTCCTCAAGCAATGAGATATGCTGCATGGTCATATAGTAAGGAACCAATGACACGTTGGTAAGTGAATAGAGGTCATTCATAATGAATTGGTATCTCATATTGAATAGAGCGTCAGATGATATAGCCTGACCTATTGGGAATATACGTACAGCACCAATGATGTTCTCAGGCATTGTTATATATTTGTTGGTAACATCTGTTGGTGTTAGCTGATATGAGTAATAGAACTTCATTGAGCCATTGTAATGCCACTCCTGCCAGAAATAGAGGGCACGATCAATAGCGTCATCCAATGCCTGCTCGGATATGTTTATCTCTGTCACGCCACCAGTCAACTGGCGAACGATGAAGGCTGCGAATTCTGCTCTTGTTGCTGGTACGGTCATGTTTATCTCTCAGTTGCGACTGAGGTATTTATTAGACGACGAAACCCCTCGGCCCTGAGGCCAAGGGGTGGCATCGCTGTGGGTAACGTTCCACACGAGCCAGTTAATCGTCAGGCTTGGACGTTGCGTGCTTTTAGACATAGAGTCCTACCATGCAGGGGTGAGCGACTGGCTGCACAGACTCGGCTCATTGCCATATTATAGCTCGCCCCCCATGGGATAACTCTCACCATTCCCCATGGGCTTAAAAGCTACACGACTTACCTCATAACGTGGAGGAACAGGCACGCTAACGCGACCATTGCCACCACGAGAATAATTGTACGACCAAAACGTGGTCCAATATCGAATGCTTGGTCTCGGCTCATAGGTGCAATCCAATGAGCACGATCATGCCTGCGACTGCCCATGAGACCAACGCCATGATGAGGACTGTGGATAGGCTCGGGCCAGTGTGGATAGGCTCAGGACGCTTAGGCATTAGATATCCCCCATCTTGTCGTATTGGACACTCCACGAGGCATTGTGCTGCCTGTCACGTTCCTCACGCTCTGCGGTGGCTCTACGCCTCACGAATTCGTTCCTGAGGGCCACGGTACGCTCAGCAGCGAGTTGCACGGCAAGCTCAGCATGTTTAAGAGCCTCACGCGTGGCGTAGAGGGCTTCATTGCAGCGATTGGTGTATTCCTCGCTCTCAGCCAGCATGGCCTTCAGGGGCTCGTCTCTGAGGCTTCCAGCGGGCACTTCGAATAGGAAGGGGAACGAGGGGCTTGGCGAAGTGGCTGGCTCAGGAGCCTTCACAAGCGGTTCCTGACCATCAGGACAAATCGCGTTGAAGGCTTCCATGCCTTTGTCCTTCCAGAATTGATCCACAAGGGGCGTGGCTCTGAAGGCACCGCAGGACACACATTTCTCTTGCAATCCATCGGTCTCGGGCCAGATAGCCCAACGGTGCTTGCACGAGAAGATGTTGACTTTCGTACAATTCGGATTGTCGCAGGAGGAATATTCAATCTTCTCCCTGCCACAATGGCAACCTCGGTCGTGGCTCATTGGTCTGAGACCTCCTTGAACACGCGATAGGTATGGCGTGGAATACGCAGGAGCACAGCACTTTCCACGAAATGGCGAGCCTCGTCTTCGAACAGCATGAACTTGCCTTCAACGTCCGTGACGATGTAGTTCTCCTGAGTGGGCCATGCGACCCTGCGTGCATCCAGGGCGTGCTGGAGGATATCGCCAAGCGATTGACCCT